CAAGGCGTTCATGCGTGAAACGTGTATCCGCCAGCTCTTTATGAACGGGCGCCACTGGAAGATATTCTTTATGCTCACGACACAGTATTGCATGGATATGCTCCCGTACGTGCGTAGTAACGTGGACTATGTGTTTGTCCTTCGAGACAATGTGAAGCAGAACCGTGAGAATCTCTACAAGGCTTTCTTTGGTGTCTTCCCGTCATTCGACGTCTTTAACCAAGTTATGGATGCCACCACTGAAAACTACGAGTGTCTGGTACTGGATAACACATCCAAGTCTAACAAGGTTACAGACTGTGTGTATTGGTACAAGGCCCCCATCAGGCGGAATTTCCGCGTAGGGGCCCCAGCGTTTTGGCAGTACCATCAGCAACACTATAACCCGCGGCACCTCGTCGCCCGACCAGCGGAACAGCCCAAGCGCAGGGGTTCAACGGTTGTTGTAAAAAAGAGTTCTTAAAAATAGTTTGAGCTATAAATGGAGAACTATGACCCCATGAGTGCATCCACGCCCATCACCGACCTGGCGCAGCCCGCCGAGAAGAATACGGTCCCGACTGGGCTTTTGCGCGTGGAAAAAAACGTTGAGGAAAATCAAATGGCGGAGTTTTCCAGTTCTATTGAAGAGATGATGCCTGGTCCAGGCCAGATGATGCAGGATGAGGTGATGGGCCCGCCGCGCATGGCGCAGGGGAACCGCCCTACAGCCCGTTCCGAGTCTTCGGGCCCTAAGAAGAACCCGTTTGGTCTGACCGACGATCAGTACTTTGCGGTGATGGCCGGTGTAGCGGCCGTGATTGCCTATTCGGCACCGGTTCAGGACAAGCTGAGCACGACCATCCCCAACTTTCTGAACGATGCGGGTAAGCAGTCGCTCTCGGGTATGGCAGCAACCGCACTGGTGGCGGCCATCATCTTCTATTTTGTTCGTAAATTCCTGACTGATAAGGCCTAGAGACCAACTGCGGGGCTCCGCTGAGGCTCGCCGAAGAGCAGTTGAGATCCATCAGGTATCACAGTTCCTTCGGAACTGGTCTCAGTCCCTTACCACGTCCCCACAGTAGCCTCTGCTGCCCTGCCGGGCATACAGCCCATTTTCAATAGCAATTTCCTTCATCTCTTTAAAGTTCTGCCAAAAGTCTCCTGAGTGGTCGTATTCAGCCACTGACATATGAGCAAGCTCATGGATCAGGACATACATGGCCGTATTTACATCGTCTCCCTCAAGACAGATGTAAATTTCGTACCCCTTGTTCACGTTGGAACCTATGACCCCTTCGTACTTGCCGCTCATCCCCGTGATGATGGCGGGCTTGAGGACCGGAGCCCACTTGGGATCACCCGTCCGTCTGAGGACATCTAGGAAAGCCCAGTAACGCACCTTCAGGTCTGTTAGCATTTTTGATTCAGAATTGAAATATACCAGGGCTGCCAAGATGATCAAGGCCAAGATGATCCAAATCATCCTTTACTACTCTTTCTGAAGACAAATTTTGAGTACAAATCTGAAATCCTCCCTGATGGCTTGCTCAACATGGGTCCGAACGCGATGGGTTCCATACCGGCCTCTTCCAATTTTTGGATGAAAATTGATTCGTCCAGGAGAGGCTCTTCCTTGAACGCATTGGCATAGAATGGCCCATCGGATAATTTGACCATGAGCCTGTCACCCTTAATCTGGATTTCATTCCCTAGGTCGTCGATGAATTTTGATTCAGAATTGACAATTGCCTCGGCCCTACTTTTTGTCGGGGTTATACCAATGAGGATACCTCCTGGCTTGAGGGCCTGGACGATAGCCTTGATAGATTGGTCGAAAAGCAATTTTGATTCAAAAATGTAGTGAATCGAGAAGTTATAGCAGACCACATCGTACGGTCCAGAACTGACGGCGTCCCGGATGTCCCCGACACCAAGGAACCAAACGCCAATTTGGTTCTCGATTGCTCGAGACTCTGCTTCTTTGAGGGACTCTTCATCTGGATCGATGGCGGCGACTCGGGCCTTGACAGCCTTCCACTTCCACCAGTCGCCGCCCCGGCCACACCCACAGTCCAGCACGTATGAATTTGGCTTGACCCAGTCAACAATCAACTGGCGTTTCGCGTCGTTGTGAAGTTTCCTCAGGTCAGAGCTCATCTTTGCGTATTTGGGCTTAAAAAATAAGCTCGTTTCTCTTTTATATGGGTACTCTCGAGCAGGACTACCTGACTGTGCCTGGCCAGGTCTTCGCATGTATTTCTTTCGTTGGGCCCGATATGCCCCAGAAGAATGAAAAGTTGGGTATGAAGATTCGCGGGTGCTTCTCGACTCGTGACGAGGCGGGTCAGCACGCGAAGCGTCTTCAGAAGGAGGATGCCCTTGTTGATATTTACGTCGTGGACATGTACAAGTGGCTACTGATTCCGCCGGATCGTGAGCAGATTGAGAACACTCACTTCCAGAACGACAAGCTCGAGGAGATTATGACCAAGTACCGTCAGAGCCAGAGCGCGGCCGCTGCTATGTTCGAGAAGCGCAAGCGTGACATGATCGCCAAGCCTATGGAGGGAGATCTTCCTTATATCGACCCGTCAGATGAGAACTCCAAGTTCTACACCAAGCCGGACGTCCCGCCCATTCCTCACCCGTCGGATCTCCTTGATGACCTGAAGAAGGAGTTCCCCGATGCCTCTATTGAGGAGCTGGTTGCCAAGGCGGATCTGCGCGTGGCCGCCGAGGTGATGCGCCGTCGCGAGGCGGCAGCCAAGGAGGCTGCGCTGACCACAGTCGTCGAGGAGACTCCGGATGCGGCACCGGATGACGATGTGCCCGCCCCTGTCGGCGAGTAGCCAGGAGCCCCAGTAAAATATTGTAAAATAGCATAATGATATTCGCCGTTTTGGGAATGCTTATAGTTCTGGGACTTATCTACATGTCCCTGAAGCGTTTCCCAAAGCCAAATGAACTACCTTATTCTGACGACCCTTTCACAAGGTACAGCCAGTATGAAGTATTTCGCGATTTAGAACCAAACATACAGACACGGACAAATCCCATGACTGGATTTTTAGCTGATGATATTGACTTGAACTCAAGTGGTTCTATTGGTACATTTAGAGGACGTGAAGACAACGCCCGCCGTGCTCCCCTCTACATGGTTACTTAGGCTGAATAACAAGGGGTCTCATATTTGTAAGAAGAACACCGATAACGATACCTAGGAGGATGAGTGCCACTGGGTTCCCTTTGAATTGCTCGAAAAAGTCGGGCTTTACGGAAATGTCTGGTGGGCCCGTATACATATATGAGGGCATTTGGCGCTCACGATCCGGCCACTCATTTTCTGGGGACCGGACGTTTCTTAACGGCTGTGCGTCCTCCTTTGGTTGGAGGAACGGAAGGTTCTCCATCTGTATCTGAATCAGTCGTCTCGCTTTTATCTGGTACTACAAAACCATCCAAGTCATCCTCATCGTCCTCATCTGAAACTTCCTCCTCCGACTCGTATGAAATATGAGATTCAATATCAGACTCGTGCGAGTCGTAATCGTCGGTTGCGTAGTCGTCCTCGACCTGCTCTACAGGCTCATATCGGGTAGGCGGTTTAGAGACGCGCCCGGACCGCGTCTTAACATTTAGCTCTGGCTGTTCGGATCCAGTCGTTTGTGACATCTTCTGGATAATCATCGAGCGTCTCGTTTAAGTACTTTGGAAAAAACTGAAGTCCACGCCCGAGCGCTTTTTGGTTAATAATGAATTCTCCTTCATATCCAAGTTTGTTCCCTATGTACTGGAGCTGTGTCTGAATCTCACCGTCGTCCGAACGGCGGAGCCCAAGGGACAGGTCCCGTATGTTTTCTATTGACGCATAGAGTGCACCAGCCGCAACGTCAATATCCCGGTCAGCCTGTTCTTCAAATCGATGCAGGTTTTCCAAAAAACGCCTCCAGCTTTCTGGGTCCAGACCCGAGTAGGGATGGACCATGCTTTCGTACTTTTTGAAACGCGCCTTGGGGCCCGTTGGGAAAAATATCCATAAGAAAACTAGAGCTAGGGCTACCCACAATAGCAACATCTTTCAGCTGCTCTACTATAGATGGAGGAAGAATATGTTCCTGACCGTGAAACTCACGGCATTCTTCGTCAAAGCACCTCTGAGATACCCGGCCTGAGTGTATAGAGAACCAGACGTGATTAGACTTGTGTTCTGTTCGGATCCTCTCACAGAATTTAGAGTCTGACTGTGCATACCATCCGTCGTGGTCGTGTCGCTGCACCTTCTTAACCTGGGCTCGGCGCTGCCCCATAAGGTATCGCTGAATAAACTCCTCTAGGCCCTCAATCTCGGCCGTCTCATGGGCTAGACGCCCCACCTCGTCTGTACGTATCGCAAAAAGCGCGAGGGTGGCCTCGTCTGGTTCCTTTGGAAAATCCCTCCCGGTTACAAGTTCCCGCCAAGGTATGTAAGGGTCACCCGATGGCTTCTTATGGGACCAGAGCATCCTAAGTCCCGACCCTCCATAGACTGACGCGTCGATGATGGTATCCCACGGACCTTCTCCAAGGCTCGTGATGATTTTTGTTCTTAAATTCAACGCCTCGGTCCTGTTGACGACAAGATCTGGCCAATGAATATGGACTCCCGATTTTATACCCTCC